ACAGTCTGGCACGACGGACCAGTTATTCAAGCTCTCAACAGAGGAGCTGTCTTGCTCCTTGACGAGATCGACCTTGCCAGTAACAAAATCCTCTGTCTCCAATCCATCCTTGAGGGTAAAGGAGTTTTCCTTAAAAAGGTCGGAAGATTCGTCCAACCAGCGAAGGGGTTCAACATTATCGCAACCGCAAATACTAAAGGTAAAGGTTCAGACGATGGACGCTTTATTGGAACTAACGTGCTTAATGAAGCCTTCCTCGAAAGATTCCCTGTAACTTTTGAGCAGGATTATCCATCACCTAATGCAGAGCAGAAGATTCTTATAAATGTTGCTGATACGGTTGGTGTTAATGACCCTAAGTTCTGCCAGAAATTGGTTGATTGGGCTGACATTATTCGTAAAACCTTTTATGATGGTGGAGTTGATGAGGTCATTAGTACCCGTCGTTTAGTTCATGTCATACGTGCATACTCTATTTTTGGTAAGAAGGAGAAAGCAATTAGTGTATGTGTTAGTAGATTTGATGAAGAGACTAAGCAGTCATTTTTAGAATTGTATGATAAAGTAGATGCTGATTTTAATTTTGATGCAGCAGAAGATCAAGCTTATGAGGATGATAGATCATGACTAAAGAATTTATTGAATTAATTCATGGTTGGGAACAGGAGTATAAAAAGATGGGAAAGAATTTATCTAAGAGGGAAATTGAACTCTTAGATGGATCTCCCATTAAATCTCATGAAGGTATGGTATACGGTAGAATGTATGCCGATTGGAAATCTATTATGGAGAAACAAGATGCAAAGGAAGATTGATCCTAAAGAATACATGCAAGCAGGATGGGATGGTGCTCCAGGTGCCGTCCACCCATATGTAAGAGGTTCACTCCATAATAAGGTGGGTATGTGGATTATGTGGACTTACTATGTTTTAATAGTAGGGATGGTTATCAGACTTATTTGGGTATTAAATTCATGAATCTCTGGGAAAGTTATAAACAAGTCCTACATGAAACTATCTCACTTCATAATGGAGTTGGTAGTTGTTGGGCAACTTGGGAGAATAAAGGAACTAATCTTACTGCCAAGACTTACACTAATCGACATCTTATTAAATCCAGAGAAGTTGAGATATGGAGTGATAACTCATGTATCTACAATAATATTCTCTATCCTAAGACTGGAAGTAATCTTCCATGTTTTGGTATGGATTTAATGGCTTTCAATGAAAAGAGAGTTATTATAGTATTTGATTTTCAACATCCAGTAGAAAATCATTTATTCTCTGTTGAAGGATTGCCAAAGGCAGAAAAGGATTATAGGTTCTTTGAAATGGGTAATCATTTTTCAGAAAATATTTTTGTAAGGTATTGTAAGATGGAAGAGGTTAATGCTTATCTATCTACATTTAAACAATACTTGACTAAGTACAAAGATATGCTAGAATTAGAGAAACCAAGTGGAAACGATATTAGTGAATATAAAGACTTTGATACTTATATGACTAGACTTGATCCTGTGGGAGGATATCTCACTGGTAAGTTTGGTAAAGAAAAGTCAGAAAGTTTAGTAAACGATTTCTTATTTGCATATGGTTAATTCTTGGAGTCTCGCTTACGAAGTAATGAATGGAACTATGGATGACACTTATCCCTATAAACAAGAGTTTTTAGCGGATAATGATGATCAAGCCTCACATCACTTTGATGATGTTAATCTAAATATACAGGCAAATTCACCTTACAATGATGGGTGGACACAAGATTTCTATAAGGAGGAATTAAAAAACAAAATGGCAGCAAATCATTTTAAATATCATGAAGAGGAGATACTCAACGATATTGAAGAGTATGTATCCGCAACTTACAGAGGACACTATACTGGTAATACGCACGAGTATCGTAACGTTCAAACTATAGATTTAATGGCAGCAAGGGACATTGCTTCTGGGTTCTGTCAAGCAAATATTTTAAAGTATGGAAGTCGTTATGGTAGCAAGGATGGAAGAAATAAAAAAGACTTGCTAAAGGTAATACATTATGCTATGCTATTGCTACACTTCGATGATCATTATGGTAAACCATCCATGACTAGTGGAAATATTGATCACAACATGCCTTAATTATGAAACTTCGAGACCATACTATGAAATTATCTGACAACACTTTAACAATCTTGAAGAATTTTGCAGGTATTAACAATTCAATTCTTGTAAAAGGTGGAAAACAACTTCGCACTATTTCAGTTGCTAAGAATATTCTTGCAGAGGCGACTATCGAAGAGGAGTTCCCTAGAGATTTTGCAATTTATGATCTAAACCAATTTCTTAATGGATTGGGATTACATCAAGATCCTGATCTTGATTTTACTGAAGATTCTTATTTGAATATTCGTGAAGGTAGAAGAAGGGTTAAGTATTTCTTTGCAGATCCACAAGTAATTATTGCACCACCTGAAAAAGAGATTACATTACCTTCTGAAGATGTTCATTTTCAAATAGATAGCACTTCCTTAGAGAAGTTATTGAAGGCAGCAGCAGTATATCAACTTCCAGATCTTTGTATTGTTGGTCATGCAGGTGCAGTTAAGTTGGTAGTTAGAGATAAGAAGAATGATACTTCTAATGAATATGCTATTACTGTTGGTGAGACTGATAAAGAGTTTACATTTAACTTTAAGGTAGAGAATATTAAAATTATTCCTGGTGCTTATGATGTAATTGTCTCTTCTAAACTGTTATCTAAATTTACTAATACTCAATATGATCTGAAATATTTTATCGCATTAGAACCTGATTCAACCTTTGAGTAATTATGAGCGATTTTATCTGGGTCGAGAAGTATCGACCTCAGACTATTGAGGAATGTATTCTTCCTAAGAATATTAAGAAAACCTTTAGTGAGTTTCTAAATAGAGGTGAAATACCAAATATGCTTCTTGCTGGTCCTCCAGGTATTGGTAAGACTACTGTAGCAAAAGCATTATGTAAAGAACTAGAGGTAGATTATTATGTCATCAACGGATCAGATGAAGGACGGTTCCTCGATACCGTCCGTAATAATGCTAAAAACTTCGCATCCACGGTATCGTTATCTTCAGAAGCGAAACATAAGGTTATTATCATCGATGAGGCAGACAACACCAGTAACGACGTACAACTCTTACTTAGAGCCTTTATTGAGGAGTTCGCAGGGAATTGCAGATTTATCTTCACCTGCAATTACAAAAACAAGATACTTGAGCCCCTCCATTCGAGATGCACCGTCATCGACTTTAGTATCGGAAAAAAGGATAGGCAAACAATCGCTGCCCAATTCTTTGGGAGACTTGTATCCATCTTGGACAAAGAACGGGTTGAAACTGATAAGAAAGTTCTTGCCGAATTAATTAACAAACATTTTCCTGATTGGAGAAGAGTATTAAATGAATGCCAAAGGTATTCAGTTAGTGGTAAAATAGATAGTGGTATATTAGCCGCATTTTCGGACGTTGCAGTCAATGACCTTATTAAAAACCTTAAAGACAAAAACTTTCCTGAAGTACGTAAGTGGGTCAACAGTAATTTGGACAATGATACTTCTGTACTTTTCCGTCGTATTTACGAAAGTCTTTATGATGCCCTTGTACCTAGCACCATTCCTGCTGCTGTTCTTGTTATTGCTAAGTATCAATATCAAGGTGCCTTCGTAGCAGATCAGGAGATAAATATGCTAGCTTGTTTAACTGAAATTATGGTGGAGTGTGAATTCAAATGAAACAGCATCCAAAATATCCAGGTTATTTTGTAACTGAAGAAGGTGATGTATATCGTGAACCAGCAAATAAAGGTGAAAGAATGCCAATAGATGAAAATGGATTAATTTATCTAAAACCAGGTAGAAGAGGACATACAAAGTATCCAGAAAAACAATATGATTGTGTTAATATATCCATTACTTTAGAGAATGGTAAAAGGAAACAATTCACAAAATCAAATCATCAATTAGTTGCAGAAACTTTTGTTCCTAATCCACACGGATATGTGGAGATATTGCATATAGATGAAAATCCTCGTAATAATCATTATACAAATTTAAAATGGGGAACTCATAAAGAAAACTTACAAGTAAAGTGTTTACCAGAAGGTACAATCACATATCATAGTAGAAATACTACACATCCTGATGGTCATAAACGAAACCCAACAAAGTATATTAAGAAAAATGGTGAGTGGGTTTTGATTCCAAGTGATAAACCTGTTTGGAATAAAGGATTGAAAGGATCTTCTTGGAACACATTACCAATTGGAACGCTTAGAAAATGTGGTAAGTATTGGAGGATTAAAGAAGATAATGGATTCAAGCATATTCCTCTAAAAGATTATGAAAAATATGGAGTGGAACTTTAAATGAATGTAAAACTAATTAAAATGTGGACTGGCGAAGATGTAATCGCTGATCTAATTAAAGAAAATGGTGATTGGATTGTTATTATAAATCCTATTGTTGCTGTTCCTTCTGGGCAGCAAGGGCAAATAGGATTTGCTCCTTGGTCTCCTTTATTAGAAGGAAAGGATACTGAAATTGAAGTTACTAGAAGATATGTTGTTTACATTAACGACCCACAGGAAGATATTGTAGATCAATATAAACAGATGTTTGGTTCAATTTCTACACCACCTTCTAAGAAATTAATCTTATGAAGTATCTTGAGGAAAAAATCAAGTCTGCTGAAGGCAGAATTAAAGAACTCCAAATGCTTATTGAAGCATGGAGAAAACAACTTGACAAAAAATGAAGAAAGTTTTAAAATGGATCAAAGAACATTTACCAAAGTGGGTGGATCTAGATCATCAGCGAC